CCCTCCAATACATAAATTAATAGACAGCAACGGATGATAGATAATAAGAACAATTTAGAAGGAGTTGAAATTCACATCCTTATTCTTAATATTTCCGCTGCTGTCTATCGAAGCTTAATTAAACGATGAGGGAGATTTCCTCCCTTACATTTTATTTTGTCGATCCTGTTTCCTAATCTTTCGACACTATCATAATATCACTGATAAATGGCTAAAAACCGCCATCATTCCGCCAAAAAACCGCCATTTTTTTATGCGTCAGTCACTATACAAAGTTTGTCTTTGACCTTTAAAGCACAAACACTATAATAGTAGCCACCATTCCCATCATCCGCTGTGCATTCTGCTTTAGCGATCTCATTACGATTATGATAAACAACGACTTCAGCATAAGAGGTATGTCCGTCACCATTATATTCATACTTACCTTTGTCAAATATTTTTATATCTGTAATAACCGCGTCAAGTTTTACATTTTTGAATTCACCCCCAGCCCATGCGCAACAATCATACTCGCTACATACAACTTCTAATTTTGTTCCATCTTCTAAAATTAATTCACTCTCAGACCATTCTACGATTTTTTTGAAAATAAGATCTTTTTTCAACTCTTTCAATGATACATAATCTTTCCACATTATATAGTCCTCCTATTTATAAGCAATTATTTTCCCATGTTTATATGCTTCTGCAAACTCTATTAGAGCTTCTGATTTCATCCGTTGTATACTTCTTTCTGAATAACCCACTTCACGGCTAATCCTGTAGTTTGAGAAGCTATCTGGCACACAGAAGCTGTAGTAGAGTATCTGACGACTAATCAGACTAAGCGCCATCAAAGCCGCTAGAATCGCGTCTCTCTCCGCTTCTATATCCATCATTTGAATGATCGCGTCTTCTGCCTTATTGCCGTGCTTCGGTGCCTTCGGCATATCCGTAATAATTGGCGACTTAATATCTATCAAAGAGCGACCTGCCATCCGCTCCAAACGCCGAAAGTTCTTCAGCACATCTCTCGCATTACATCTTGTCTGTTTGAAATCTACCTCTCGTAACAATTGCATCAAGTCAAACCGCTCCTTTATGTGATATAATAAACTTGTGGAATTTATTAGAACAGTCGGAGCGATCCGGCTTTTTTATTTGTCATTGATTAGTTCCATATCCACCAATCTCGCTACAGCTAAATTCTCTTTGCTTTTAGCTGTCCATTTATCACATTCCATTGTGTTTTCAATGCGAATGATTGCTGAGTGATTATAGACGTGTTCTACATATCCACGAAATGGATAGATGAACCCTTCTGCTTCGCAGCGAACCATGTCACCGACTTTGACTTTTGGTTTCTTACGTGTTTTAGGATTCTTTGTCGGCATATCTAGCATTAAACCGCCGATGCCGTGACTACTAGCGTAAAATCCGTCTTTTATTTTTATTCCGTTCCCTCCCATTGACGATCATTATCTAATATAGAAATCCAAACTTACGAATAGCCTCACTCGCATCAGCAACACACTGACTTGCCACTTTATATGTTTCTTCTGCTGAAATTCCATATTCTTTTTCAAACTTTGTCTTTAGTACATTCAGTTCCTGTTTTCTTAGTTTTGTTATTCTGCGATGTCTGTTGTTCATTCCGCTTCCTCCTGTTCTAATCCCCATTGAGCGAATGCTGATAGGACTTCATATTCTTGTTTACAAGCCAATAGTTTATAAGCTTTGCGTACTTTATCAGGTAATTTTCCTAGTAAATTTTTATCAGAAAAAGCATTAACAGATAATATTGGTGCTTCTCTAGTTAAAATTGTCTCGCTTTTCAACCACTCAAACACGATTTGCTGGTTGTCGTTGAGTTGAATTGATTTTTCTATTTGTCTTAAATCTTCCAATTCAAGTCGTAGATGACTGATTTGAGTCATTTTAGCTTGCTCAACAATTGGAAACCCCAATCCCAAACTATCTTCTAAATTTTGGAGTTCGCTTTCTTTCTCAGATATGAGTTGGTGCAATTTTTTCATCCTTCTACCACCTCTTCCACTGGCACAGCAAATGGCCAGTATCTTTCATCAATTGCTTTGATTTCCGCTTCTGTTAGCTGATAAGCAGATTTTTCCCAAGTACACAGCGAGCAACTAGTATCAAAACAGAAATCATTTCTGTCATTAAATTTCTTGATAAGATATAAATCACCAATAATAACTTCATACAACGGCTCTTTCTCGACCTCATAGCCGTATAACAAAGCTTCTATTGCTTTCTTTTTATTAGGATAATTGTCGCTGCATTTATCAACAAGCCAGTACAACAGCTCTTTGTTTTCTGATGATGATCCGTTCTCGCTAAGTTCAAAATCAACACCATATCCCCAACCTGCACGTACAACAAGTGAAATAGCATAAAACTCGTCATGTTTTGCTATAACTCGTTTTGCCCAATCATCAAAAAACTTCGGCATCACATGCTTTGGATGTTCATCTAGCTCTTTAACGATATATCGTATATTCTTACAGCTAGCAATATACCCCTTCCAATAAGCCGTGTTTGCTTCAGTACCTGTTTTTTGGTGTGCGTGGCGTTCGTTTTCTTCTATTTCTTTATCAATCCATTTTAATGCCCACAATTTGTTTTTTTGCTCCTGTTTATTCATTACTGTTCCTCCCCCAATAACTCTGGATTTTCGTAGATATTGCCGATGATCTCAAAGTTATATATGCTACCTCCTAATGATTGCATATATAAATCATGCCTTTCACTTCCGTTATCTAGATAAAACATAGTATATCTGTTGGAATACTTGACTATGCCGTTTATACGAACAGGGATAGTTGTTGTTAAATATTGTTCGGCTTGCACAACGTCACCATCAAATATCTCCACACCGTTCTTATCTTTCAGTCCTGTTGATTGCATAAGCACATATTTATCTGGAGCCATTTCAGCATGAGTGATCAACCTTCCTGCTTGCCCATATTTCATTTCTTGTCCAATTGTTTTACCTTTAAATGGTGTGTACCACGCTCTAAACTTCGGTATCATTTGCTGTCCTCCTTGTATTCCTCTAGTATCTCTCTATACTTTTCTACAAATTTGAAACGATCTTGATGAAGTTTCTTGCTCCAATTTGTTTGCCGATCCAGCTCACGCATCTGATCGAACCCTTTTTGAATTTCGTTGTAATAAAATTCAATGTTTGCTGCTGCTTTCCAATGCCTGCTACTTCGCACTCCTGCTCCTGTTTCAGCCATTTCCAACTTAACTAATTCAGCTCGTTCTTTTGATTTTTTATCTTTCTGAATCTTTGCCATGATTTTTTTGAGGATAATATCACTGTATTGTGTAATGAGATCCATTATTTTTCCTCCACATACCTAAATTGTCGTCCTTTTGAATCAATCCATAAGCTCCTTGCTCTATCCCAAATAATGTTTTTGCTTAATCCAGTAATTTCAGATAACTGTTCAGCAGTACCTGTTACTAGAATTCGATCACCATGCCAGATTGCAATTCTTCTCGGCGTTTTCCGTTTGGGCTTTTCAGTCCACATTGATTTACCGAGCTTTTGGACTTCTGCAACTATTTCTTTGTCTTCTTGCCAAGATTCTGACTTGGTTAATTCAGCAATTCGTTTCATTGCTGCTTTCTTATCCACGCTCATTCCTCCAATCTACGAATTTCCCTTTTTAAGTTCTCTATGTGCAAATCGATTGCCTTTCTCGCCGTTTCATTGACCATCACTGCCTTTGTCTGCTCCAGATCGTCAATCTCACGTTGAAGGCTTCGAATACGCATTTGAATCACTTCTTCTGTTGTCATGATGGACCACCTCGTTAAAAACGCTCTTCCTTGAACGTATTCCGATATTTTTTAGCTAAAATCAACGGCACTTGATATTGATGACAGAACAACTTTGCCTTGATCTTAAAGTCTTTTGTCTGCATTCCTTTGACATCTACGACTTTAACTAGTTTACCGTTTTTATAAAATGTGAAGTCGGGAATATACTCGATCTTGCGATACTTCTTTCCGTCTAGTTCAAATTTCGGCATCAGCTCAAATCGTTCCTGAAGTTTTACTTTCCAGCCGTTCGCTTCAGCTTGCCACAAGGCTAGATCGTAATACTCTGCTTCCGCGATAGAATCAAACTTGATACCTCGATGAACAGTTTTTTTATTACGGTATTTATTCATGCGATACTACCTTTCACTGGTTTTATGCGCTTGTCTGCTGTTTGTTGGAATTTCAGCGCATAACCTTCTGAATTCTTAAATATCCTAGAAACAATTCTTTCGCCGTAGGCTTCTCTTAGTTCAGGACCAGATAAGTTTGTTGTGATGATCGTTGCCTTGTTCTGTCTAGCTTCTAAGAGCGTGTTTAACGTGTTGTTTGTAAACTGCCTACTATTTGATACCCCGCTACCTAATTCAGCTCCAATATCGTCAAAAACCACCAAATCAGTTGTTTTGATATCGGCTATAAGCGATCCTTCAATTTCTTTTCTCAGTTCAGCATTGTTATAAGAAAACTTTATTTGCTCTAATAACTCTTGATAGCTTATAAAAAGTATTTTCTTGTCATAATTTGAGCGCTCAAGTATTTCCCAAGCTGTCGCCATTGACAAGTGGCTTTTTCCGCTTCCTGATTTCCCTGATAGAATGAAATGTGCAGGATGGTTCAGTAAGACATCATTTACATAGCTTTTAGCTCTTTCTAAAGCAATTTTCGTTTCTTGGTCCACTACGTGATAATTCTCCATTTTGCATTTAAACAAAGTTTTATCTGTTAATACCGAACCATTTTGAAAAAAACTCAACGCTCGTGCTTTTAAGCTGTCGTTATATATCCGTTCGGTCTGTATATCCTCTTTCGCACGTAACGCTTTATAACCACAACTCATGCATGTTGGTTTACAACGTTCTGAACCATCCTTATTTTTAGCTCGCCAACTATACAAAGGTTCGCTACATTCTGGACATTTTCCACTTTGCACTAATACTCTTCTTATTAGCTTCTCCATAGCATTTGCTAGGCTTTCCATGTGATGCATCTCCTTTTTAAATTGGCAAGTCGTCATATTCACTAGGATTGCTGTACTGTAGTTTTTGACTTTGCTTTTTATGATTCTTCTTATCTGCTTTGATTTCGAATTTGAGCTTCTCAAATTTTTCTCTCAATTTCTTAGCACTTCTAATATTTCCAAACCAAAATTCATTTGTAGGTAACCAATTGATCACATACTCAATCGCTTCTATAGATGCTTTATCTCTTTCTTCCATCAACCTGATTGTGTCTGCCCATTTTTCGATATCTACTTTATTCATTTCTTTTGGAAAATCTTCAGTTAAATTACTTTGCAATTTTTTAGCAAGGCGTAAGTGTTCGTCAGAATACTTACCTTTCTTTTCTTCTTTATCTATATCTATATCTTTCTCTATCTCTATCTCTAACTCTGGTGTAGTTTTGTCTGGACATTTGTCCGACACTTGTCCTCCAGTTATTAAATTCCGTTTTGCCTCTTCTATTTTCTTTCTGTATTCTCTTTTTCTATCTGCTTCAGTTGAGGATTTTCCAATGAAACTTTGTATATCAGACATATAGATTGCTCCGTTATCTAATACGTCAATAAGCTGCAAATCACGGAAAATTTGTACCGCTTTTTCTACAACTCCTACAGAATGTCTTGTAATAGTTGCGAGCATTGTAGAGTTAAATGGAATCCTGTCATTAAACATCAACTTACCTTCGTGTTTTAGACTTCTCAAATAAAGTTTGAGAAGAATGTTAGAATAAATATAGCCATCTGGCATACTTTCTAAGAGAACCATCTCGTCACTATCGAAAAAATTCTCTTTTAGTTTTAAATAGTAGTAGCGTTTGTTGTCAGACAATATTTTTACCCTCCTATTCTAAGTTTCTTAATTGTTTCCTGGTTTAACTTGATCCCTTTGATTTGATATTTATTTTTGAAATTGATCACACCTATCTTGTGCTTCTCTGTGTGATGGATTCTGCAGAGTGCTGCAAATGTGTACTCTGAATGATCAACTTCTTTGCGCTTTCGTCTTCCTAACGCTTTGTCAAAGTGATCGATATCAGCTCCTGTTTTGCCACAGATGCAGCAAACTCTTTTTGTAATGCATTTGTAGAAGTAATACTCTTGGTTCGCTGGTAAAATCTCATAGCCTTCTTTGAAAGGAATATGATGTTCAAAGATGAAATCTAAGATGATATTTGCTAAGACATTAGCATCACTCACAGTTGTATTCGATTCGTCTTTGAGGCTTATTTTGCGTCCTGTGACACCTTCAAAACGGAAGTAGAAGAATTCCTTCCAGAAGTCCGTTGGCATGCCTGTATCGATGAAAATATCGCCTATGAGTGCATAGATGAAGTTTCGTTGCTGTACAGTGAAACGTCTAGGATCAATAAAACGAATTTCAATAACTCGATCACCATCGTAGCCGTCATACATCGTCTTTAGTCGATCAATGTTCACTTCCTCATTGATCGTTGCACCTATATCTTTTCCTTTGAACTTTTTCAGAACCGCTGAATATGAATCGATTAATGGTTTAAACACTCATATCACTTCTCTTTTGTTTCTTCTCTGTACTGATCTTCAATCCAGTTAACGCCTCGTTTTAGAATGCCCAAGTCTCTCTTGGTCCATTTACTGTCATCAGCGGTTATAGAAGCCGCATCAGTCAATGCAACAATTGCTTCATCAATTGATTTTTCGTACTTGTTAGCAACCAGTTGTAAAGCATCCAAGAATAGCTTTTTGCTTCTTTGAGTAGCTGGTTCAAGCATCGAGACATCTTCTGGCATATCTTCGCCAGCAAATATATATAGCCCTAGCCCAAACATTGCTAGATTTTTTACAAGACAGCGCATGATCGTTTTGTTGATATCAAACATAGTTGCTGCTTCAACACGCTTTTCGATTTTTCCAACAATCTCTTTTTTCTTCGTTTCGTTATTCCACTGATAATCATTGACTTCGTAGGTATATGGCTCATCTTTCATTGCCTTGTTTGCACCGTCCATGACCGGTAACCACATGTCACGCTTTACTCCGTTGACTGTGATACTGGTAAAAACCATATAGCCTGTTTTTTCATCAAAGAGGTATGGACGATGCGTTTCTGGATCACGATAGATTTCGTAGTCTACTTCTTCGCAGATTTTGCTGACTTCTGCCCACGCCCATGCCCAGGACAGATAAGTTAGTTTGTTTCTTTTTTCGACAACATCATTGACGGTTATCTTGTACAGACTATTGAATAATTTGTTATCGTTGCGTTTCGTTCCTTCACTCATCAAATTCTGCCTCCATTTCAGCAATGTATTTCTTACCTGGTCCGTAATAAGAGATATCGATCAAGTTATCCCTTTCGTACTCTTCTAATGCATCAGTCAAGCCATCTTCGATGACGTAAATATATTCAGGTTTGTTTGAATGTTTTGATAGATGTATAAGGTAAACATGATCCCAAATACTCACAAAATTTCCCAAGTCATCTTGATCACATGATAGTTCTTCATCCGTCAAGAGATTTCGTCTGATTTTTCGATTGTTTGTTTCCTTGATATTTGATTTGCCCCAACTAGGATCAGTCAAATATTAATCTAGAGTGGAAAGTTCATTTTCCATGTGTTAAAATCTCCTTATGATGTGTTTTCTTTGTGACTCTTTGCTTGCCGGCGGAGTCACTTTTTTATTTGTTGCCAAGCTTTTTGCTTATCAATATGTTGTTGGCTTAGGATGTTTGGTTTATTGTGTCTCCACCAGCGATTAGCAATTATTACGCCTGTTTTTAGCGCTTCAGCTCTATTCATCCTCTAACAACTCCATTTGCTTAATAATTGTCATCGTCGCTGTAGAAGGCATCCAATTGTTAATAAACTCGATAACATCATCGAACTGTTTTGCCTTGATACGATTTCTAGCTACTGCTCCAGTGATTCGCTTAATTCCGCCATTCAAGTCTTTAAACAATTCTGCTTTTGCTTTGCTATTTAAATGCTGCTGATTACAAATAACTCTAATTTTGTTGCGAACCATATTAGAAATTGTTCGGTAATCTGGTTCAGCTAGAAGTTGATTGTTCTTCAAATCGTTTAAATCAGACTCGATAGCGTCTACTCTTTCATTCGTTTCTTCGTTTGCAGCTAGAGCAAGTAATGCCATTTCTCGTTTAGTTGCTGGAATTGATGGCAATTGGTCTTTTAATTCTTTTTCCATCTTGTTGAAGGCCTCAATATATTGAAGTTTAAAACTTAAAGCTTTCTTACCAGTGAAGCCCATTGCTAATAGAGAGAAGCCGTCTCTATTCATATAAATAATTCGGTATGATTGTTTATTTTGAGGATGAACATAAGTATCTTCCCAAAATAGGTCTGCCCAATTTTCGGCAACCCCCTCTTTTAGTTCATCAATAGCCGACAAAACATGTCTGTGCTTTTTATCGAAGCTTTCTGCAACTTGTAAGCTCGTAGTTACAGCTTCTTTATTTTTCAAAATTACTAATTCTTGCATTATTTCTTCTCTCCTTTTTGATATAATTTAGGTAAAAAACTGGTGGTGTACTTTTATGGAATTTAAAAATCAAAGATTTTCTAGCAATTCATATACGATGATTTCAGAAAAAAATTTAGAAATACCTGTACTTTGTCCTAATTGTGGTGTTTCAAACAACCCATCTACAAGTTTAATCGGTATCTCTGATAAATATGGGTTCTTTTCGCATACTTGCACTGCATGCTCTAAGAAACATTATTCTATACAAGAATACGACGGAGGATTCGGAAAATGTAAAACACTCTACCCTCTTCAGCAACCTAGTAACTTACCTGAACATATCGCCAAATTTTCTGAACGATTCGTAAAAATGTTCCGAGATGCAGAATTAGCTGAGAGCAATAATTCAATAGATCTCGCAGGAATGGGTTATAGAGCATCTTTGGAAATTTTGCTAAAGGATTATGCTTTAAATTTCAATCTAGATTCTCGTGAAGAAATAGCAAAAATTAATTTAAATAATGCAATTAGCAAATACTTTAAAACTGATGTAGATACCCAAACAGCTGCTGACGTAGTACGCATTCTCGGCAATGACTACGCCCATTGGGATCAAAACGAAGAATTAGATATTGAAATCTTAAAAGCTTACTTAAATATTTTCGTTCAGATTATCAATACTAAATTGATGCTAAAATATCCTCCTGTTAGTAGACATAAAAAAGATAATTAACTAAACAACTTTCTGTGCGATATATATTCCTCGAAGTTTTTTGTTACATCTGCTCTGATTTCTTCAATACCGCAGTACTGATTAAATGTTTCGTTAATGTATTCTCTAGCTTCTTTTACAGTCATTGCCTCAGTTTGATTGACTAAACCTTCAAGTACTGCAGAAATAATTTTTTGTTTAGTGTTCGCTAAATTTGCTTTTTCTAATTGATAGTTTCGAACTAATTTATTAATTGATTTATCCACTGGTCAGTCCCTCCCGACTGGCTTTTTTGTTTTGTACTCAGCTTCATCAAGCCCAATGAAAATCCAAAGCATATAAACGATCGTGCCGATTAATGCTTGTCTGCTACCCCATAGACCTAAAGCGTAGATGAT